CGACAAGAAATGGGTTATGTTAAACCGTATGTAGAGGTAAGATGTGGTAAGGCTGATAATTCAAAAACAAAAGATGTTTATGATAAATACGGCTATCGAAATGTATTTAAAATATCAAGATATGATGATTTAAAATTCATGTTTAATGGGTATGATAATGAAAAAGTATTGTTATTAGATGATTTCAACGGAAATCTTCCATATACTTATATGTTACAATTATTAGATGGTTATCCTATGGATATAAACGTGAAAAATGGTGTGTGTTATAACTTCTTTAATAAAATTATCATTACAAGTAATAATAAGCCCCATAAATGGTACACTAATTTTAAAAAGAATTTAGCGAGACGTTTCACAAAATGTCTCGAGGTGAGTAAAGGTAATACTAATGACTTTACTCACTGTTATGAAAATGTTGATAATGGTATGGGGTATGATGATTAGGTCCGTGAAAACGCAATTGAAAATTGCTTCAAGTTTTCACTCCCTGCATATACTTGTCTTCGACAAGGTTAAAAAAAAAGGGTAAATAATATATTTATTGTACTTTTCTGGTCTGTAGGTATACATCGTTTTGGACACGCCAACCCATATGTTGAAGAACTGGGTTATTTGAATATGTTGTATCGAATGCTAATCTGTCTACACGCATTATAATTAGTTGTAAGCCGTAGGCTTCTACACCTACTTGGTCGCAATCTACGAAGGGAAATCTTATCATTTTAGAAGGATTTAATACTCCTGCTTTTTCGCTATAAATAGCATCTGGTACGCTTGGTCGTTTATTCCAATAAATTTTAGATTTGTTAGGGAAGATTGAATATGCTTTCTTTTGAGATTGATTAATATAATCATCTATTTGTGTTATTGATTTGTTATGAAAATCAGGTATATCTGTCATAAAATTCTCTGGTAGGTAAAATACTTGAAAATTTGGTATTGCTGATGGTAGTGCTGGTGCTGCTGGTGCTGCGCCTGAACCGATATTATCTTTATAATATGGTATTAAATGAGACTTCATACTGGTTATTTTATATTGATTAAATAAATTACCGAAATCGCTGAAATCAGGTAATTGATTTGCTTTTACACGAAATTTAATAATTTGTGCTTTCCCGTCTGTGTTCATAAATATATTTGCTGTTGGGTCTGCTACTCCGATTGAAATCGAACTCGCGAACGAACGCATGAAATTATATTTGTTAGGACTTGACATAGGAGATTTTTTAATTGTATTACGAGGGAGTTTTTTTCTGAGAACTCTTCGTTTATAGACTGGTCGTTTTTTGAGCTTTGGGCTTTTTTGTAGAACCATTTTATTTATATATATTGTTATGTCTTTATGTTATTGAATATTATATATTAGTACTTAAAAATAAAATTTTTATATACTTTATAATGGAAGAAACTAAAAAAAATGTATCCAATAAAGGAGTACTATTTTGTTTTACTGATTTCGATAAGTCTAATTGTAATAATGGATATTCTAAATGTTTTGAAGAATATAAAGATATAGTTCGTGGTATTGCATGGGGAAAAGAAATTTGCCCAACAACTGGCAGAGAACATAATCAGGGGTTTGTACAAGTATTTAAACAATGTAGATTTACTGCTATACAGAAAATTTTTAAAAGTAAATGTCATTTCGAAGTTTGCCGAGGGTCTATTAACGACAATGAAATTTATTGTAAAAAAGAAAATGTCTATACGAAATTAGGTTTATTTGTGTCTCGAGGTTATAGATCTGATTTACATAATATCAAGGACGATTTAAAAAATGGTGCTGACTTATATGAAATCATGGAGAATTACACTGGTGATTACATTCGTTATACCGGTGGAATTAAATCAATGAAAAGTCTTATTGATAAAAGGAGACGACAAGAAATGGGTTATGTTAAACCGTATGTAGAGGTAAGATGTGGTAAGGCTGATAATTCAAAAACAAAAGATGTTTATGATAAATACGGCTATCGAAATGTATTTAAAATATCAAGATATGATG